CATGCCACGACCATGCTGCATCATTGACTTACTGGTAACACCACCAGCAGCGAATTTGGTAGGTTTACTACCTTTGTGCATATGGCCTTCATGTTTCTTAACTTCTTTGTCGGCGATCTGCTTGACTTCTTTCTTATCCATCTTAAACTCCTATGTTACAACTACCGTTACTGTACCAACTTGTACTTGCGGTATCAAGTCATTTTGAGTCAACGGCACATCAAAATTTCTAGAACCACCGACTGGATTCCAACCCCATTGGAAAACCCTGCTACCTTCGCCTGTACTGCCATCAGCTAATAGACCCGAAGCTACGTAGCTTCTATCTGGCCTAGGGTTGCGAAGACCTTGTGGGTCATCGACTGGATACATACCCAATTGTAGTTGAGGATGATCTGGATCCCAGCACCGAGGACAAACCAGCAACTCGTAGTTTTTGGTCTTGACAACTTCTTTTTTGAGTTGTGTTAACTTAAAACGAAACCCGCAGCGATCACATTCGGCAATCGCATTCTTACCCGATGCAAACCGATTACCCATTAGTAGGTCGACCCAATAAACATCTGGCGAGGAACAAACCGGATAGCCGCTTTCTCATGATCTTCCTGCGCTGCCAGTTCCCATGCCTCATCATACTGGGCTTTAAGCATTGGTAGGCGTTGCATGTCTGCTGTTTTACCGCCCAAATAGTACGCAAGGCCTGCAATCATGCAGGGAATAAACCTAAATGGAACGTCCATAACATTCACGCCGCCGCCAGCATCCTGCGTCCTACGCATTCTCCAATATACAAATTGGTACTGCTGTGCATTGTCTGGGGTTGGCCAAACCGTAACGGACGGTAGATTTTGATAATTAACTAACGAGCCCACATTATGGGTAGCTGCAGTTGTATTATTTTGGCCACGGAAACAGTTTCCTAGCTGGTTGCCGCTCACGTAGCTGTAAAAGATAGTCTCGCTATCGATCTGAATAAACCCTGTATTGGGCAAGCCAACCACTGATGTAAGCGTAATTGTTGTATCCGTAGCGCCAACAGCGGAAGCCACCATAGACGTAGTCGGCGAAGTCATACTATCTAGGCGTTGAATCCACACCTGAATGGGCCGCCCCTGCTGAATTTTATTGGGCAACGTAGCGTAGGTAGAAATACTAATACGGGTAATGGTCAAGTCTGCTTGATTGCTTGAACTGTTTGCCTGAGTACGTATTACATGATCCAAAAGATCGACGGTGTCGGCGGGCAAAGCATAAGTAGTTTGACCTTGGACTAGGTTAATAACGCCAGAATCCATCGTCCACATGTTAATGCCACGATTAGCCCAGTCCGCAAACATAATATTAAGGCTACGCCGAGCACTACGCAAATCATAGCCAGTACGAACCTCAGAACCAATGCGCTCAAAAGCCTCCTCAACAATCTCTGTGAGGTCTAGGTTAAACGCAGCGGTTCCAGATGTACTAGGAGAAGTGGCCATTATCTAAATCCTGCTGTTTTCTTTGCAATCGTCTTGGGTTGGGCTACAAATTGTTTACCTGCTGCCTTACCTTTACGCTTTGCTTTTGTCGTTGCCGCATACTCTGAAGGAGACAAAGATTTAATTGCGGCCTCCGGAAGATACCGCTCACCCGTTTTGCTTGATGGCTTACCGCTTTTGGTTCGCCATTTTTGATCGCCCCAATTTTTGAGCGATTGCTGGGTGGGTTTAAGCGCCATTTCCATAGTTCCCAAATTCTTCTAAGTATTCTAGCGCATTACGTAATACTATAGGGCTGTCTTTAAACATACCTAAAGCTCTGTTGCATTGTTTACATAACACACCGCGAAACTCTCCAGTATCGTGATTATGATCTATTGCACTACCAATTAGAGCAATTTCATTTTTACAAATTGCACAACATCCTTCTTGTCGTTCATAACAATCAACAAGTTGTTCAGGCGTTATCCCGCGACGGTTGCATCTTTTAGCTAATGTCCAAGGATCTTTTTCACGATACTCAGCAATTCGATGTGGATTATCTTCAGCCCAATCTTTGTGTCTTTTGTATAGACAAGTGTTACAGTGGCTTTTGTAAAGATGTTTCATTTCTCCACCTCGACTGCGAAAAGCAGACAAAGGTTTTGATTCTCCACAATCTGTACAAGTTTTTATAGCCTCAGTCACGATAACCGCCTCCGGCTGCTTTATATTTTTTTGCAACTAGTTGGCTTTTGCGGGCTGACCATTGACCCGCACCTGTACCTTGAGTTGCTGCGGCTTTTACTTGCGACACAATCCGTTTACGCAGACTGGGTTTAGTGTAATTACCAGCAGCATTTACTCCGCCGCCTTTTTTATACATTTCAACATCTTGGGGACTATCCTTACGATGTATAGTTTTTTTGCTGGGCATTTTTGAAGGGCTGATTACGCCCATGCCCCGGCTCGCCATCATTTAGCACACCTTGCAATTTGTGTGGCCTTTGGTAATCTTACCATCAGCACGTTTAGATGCAGAGGCCATGCCACCTTTTTTCATATTGAGGGTTGTATAGCCTTCGTCGCCCTCGTAATCATCGGACTTGGTTGCAGGCTCAGCCTTAACCGTTGTTTTAGACACAGAACGTTTAATGGGCTTCTTATCTAAAGCTCCTTTGTCAATACGTTCTTGCGCATCTTTGGTCAAAGTGACTCGCTCTCCAGATGTAGCTGCTTTAGCTGCCGCATCCCCAAGTCCAGATTTATTAACCATAGCCTTACCAAGACCTGTAGACTCATCGATGGCACGGCCTATATCATAACCACCTTGAAGGGCAGCACCTGCTGCACCGGCACGGCCAACCAAGCGACTAGCTGCTCGGCTACCGGCTTCTTTAACTGCATCAACTGCAGCTCCTCTAAGATTGGAAGTACTTTTGCCGACTTTGCGAGCATCTTCCATAGTACTCTTGACAACATCATCATCAAACTTAGGTACTCTATCCCATCTTGTGGCCATGATTAACTCCTACTTGTGGTCGTGATGCTTCATGTGAGCTTTAACATGCTCATGGTGATGAGCCATTCCACCTTTAGCCATATGGTGTCCATCGTGGTGTGCCAAGTGCTTAGCAACGTGATCATGATGGTGAATATGACCGCCTTCAGCGTGGTGGCTACCGTGCTTTTTCATATGCTCGGCAATATGCTCGTGATGGTGCTTAACGTGCCCGCCGTGTTTCATAGCATGAATGTGGCTATGCTCTTCGGGATGGGGGTGTTGAGCGTGGTGCAACTCGGTCTTGCCGTGATGCTTTTCTCCACCGCTATGAAATGGATGCTTATGGTCTGCGATATGGTCGTGATGCTTCATGATAACTCCTTAATTAACAGGCTTTTCCGCCGCGTTTCATACCCAAGGGCTTACCTGCGCCCATCTTAGGCTCCATAGCACGTGTATGGCCTTTTTTCTGGATACTGTGTTCACCGTGTTTGAGCTTACCACCCACTTCGGCTTTACCCATCTTAGCGGTTGTTAAACCACTTTTTTCAGAAATGCCATGTTTGCCAGTAGTCATACCACCAGAAGCCATCTTTTTAGTGTGGCCACCACGTTTCATGCCCTTGGCTTCAGCACGCTCTTCTTTAGCGAGTTTTTCCAAAGTTTTAGCTTGACGCATTTCGCTTGCTTTTTCCGATTTCATGATTCCACCTTTTTTCATTAAAGCCATTTCGCCGTGTCTCGTTTTGGCAGAGTTTAATTTTTCCAAATCAGGGCGGGACACTCCACCACGACCAAACTTTTTACCTTTGTCGGCTTCGCTAAAGTCTTTACCGACATTCTGCGATACTCCAACTTTTTTAGCAAATGCTTTGTTATGGGCAATTGCTTCCATGAACTTATGTTGTTTTGCTGAACTACTGGGCATCATCAATACCTTTGCGGCCAATTAAAAATTTAACAGTGTCGGTTTCCCAAATACGAATACACATCCAAACAATTGTTAGTATACCGCCAACCAATGCAACAATGGGTGGAAACCACTCCATGAAACCGCCGAGGCCAATAACCACAACAGCCCCATCGACCATATTTTTAGTGTCGTGTGCGTTTGTCATATCAACAATTCCACGCCCGAAGGCTTTTGTTAATCCGGCTGTTTGGGTCTTTCGCCGTCTTCTCTGACGTTAACTTGCTCTTCATCCCCTCCATTCGGGCGCAAAACGATTTCTTTCTTGAGCCGCCCTCGGGTTGTGGAGGTTTTAAATTCATCCCTTGCTTCTTTGCGGATGCTCTTCCTTTGGCGTTTAATCCGCCCTTCGGATTCTTTCCCTCTTTGCGTTGCCATGCAGGAGTCGTTGCCATTATTTGCTTCCAGAATCCACACTGTTTGCGATCAATACCCCACCAATATTAATTCCTACTGTTGCTGCAGTAGTTGCGCTAGGTGCAATCTGCCACTGGATGTCTGTTCCAGCTGGGTAAGCGAATGGGAATGTACGTTGAATATTGTATTGCTGAACAAATGGTGTATTTAGAACAACACGTTTAACCAATGTAGCTGAAGAGTTTAATACGGACGGATACTGTGCAACTGCTCTATAAGTTGTGTAATTCGCAGTATTGCCTGTAAAAGAACTGTTTGCAGTAAATCTAGTAAACTGAGCCGTGTAGTTGTTTGGAACTGTATACACAGCCATCTGTGAAGTACCTAAACTCACAGTGCTACCGTTATAGGTCGTTGTATTGATCTGTGCGTACTCAACAGCACCAGAAGTAGCAGCTTGATTCTGAATCGTGATTTGACCAGTAGGATTTACTGTACTAGCCAATGCAACAGAAATGTTGTTAATTCTAAAATACGATTTAGTTGTTGCTACGCCTGTGCCAGCAGTGCCGCCCAATGCAACTATTTCAGATTGAGGGTTGTAATTCGCATCGAGCCCAGTGACTTGAATCAACGCCCCAGCATCACCTGCGCCAACGGTACTAGCCACATACATGACTGCGGCGCTTGATGGAAATACATAGTTGGTTGTAGGAGAGTTCTCCCACATGGTTACAAACAATCCGGCTGTTGTGCCAGTTGTGCCATAACCAAAAATATTTAACGGCGTGTGATACGCAATTTGATTGCGAGAAACTTGCAAATCAAAAGGTTCGTACTGACCTCTTTGGGTAACCGAAGATGGTGATCCAACAAATTGTCCCATGAATAATCTCCTTAAAGGTTGAAGATAGGGGCCGAAGCCCCTAGAGATTAATCAAAATTACCGTAGGGGTAAGTTGTCAATGTACCAATGTTATTGTCAGGCTGTACATAGCGGAGTGTAAAATACATAGTTCCGGCATTAGGCGCAGGGGTTGTTGTACCTGTCAACACCAATGTAAATACAACTTGCGACATGATGCTTGATCCGGGGCCTGAACCTTGATATACAGTTTGTGTAATATCTTGAGTTGTAGACTGCAATGCAATCAAATTAGCGCCTGAATAAGTTGGTGTATAACGACCAGCAGTAATAGCGTTTGTAGCTACAGTCAAAGTAGTTGTAGCGTAAGTAGAAGCATTAAACGCATTACCGATCAACACAGAAGCTGCAGTCAATGTAGCGCCTGAAGTGCCAACCGCTGTACCAACATCGACAATTGCATCAACAATTTGGCAGCCTTGTGGGAGATACATCACTGCGCCACGATACACGGTTGTAGCTGCGTCAGCAGTAATTGTTGCCGCTACTGGGGGGGATACAGAAGCAGAAGGTGTATACACAACTGCATTGGTGTTGGGGATCAAATTGCCATTAACAAATTGACCATTACCACCGGGATAACCAGCAGAACCGTTACCAGTTGTATTGGCAAAATTAAAATCAACGTTTTGAACGAGTTGGGTATATCCTACATTACGTAGGGGGCCAAAACGTGAGTCGCCCGATAGGATTGGGCCTTCAAATGTACTGCGTGACATGATAATTCCTTATGCAAAAGCCTCTTGTTAATCGTTGCATCGTGACCCCTGGGCGGGTTGGCAACAAGAGAAAAAGTCCCAGATAAGCGAAATATACACTAAATTTAGGGTGTGTCAACAATAATTTAACTGTCACATTAAAAAGATACAGTCCCTACCATGAAGTACAATGCTCGTCAAGTAAATACTATTTTGCCTGAAATTCAGGAAAACTTGCGCTATCTTCAAAAAACGTGTCTGCCGGGAGATACCCTATATGCTACGAGCTCTGGTCATTGGTGGATTCTTTATACTGAGTCCGGTAATCTCGCTGGTTTTTGCGGTCTTGTTTCTTCTACTCGTTGGACTGACTGTATGTACATGTGTCGTGCTGGAGTTCTTAACGCTCATCGGGGGCATGGACTACAAAAAAAACTTATTCAAGTACGGCTCCAAAAAGCGCGGGCGCTGGGAATGAATTGGGTGGTTACGGATACTTACCATAACCCAGCTTCCGCCAATAATTTAATTGCTTGTGGATTTAAAATGTTTGAGCCAACCGATCCTTGGGGCGCAAAGGGGACGCTGTATTGGAGAAAGAAAATTATCCATGCCGTATAAAGACCCAGAAAAACGCAAGGCAATGCACAAAATTTATTCTAAAAATAACTATGAAAAAAGTAAAACTGCCGGTAGTACAAAATTAAAAAAATCAAATCAAGACAAGAAAAAAGCTTGGAAAGACTATAAAGCTACCCTATCTTGCAGCTTGTGCGGGTTCAAGCATCCTGCCGCTATGGACTTCCATCACGTAGACCCAAAGACTAAAGTTAAAGGCGTGCATGAATGGGCGCGTATGGGGTCATATAAAAAAGCGCATGAAGAAGTTACTAGGTGTATTGTTCTTTGCTCAAACTGTCACCGCATATTGCACTACGATTTACAAAACAAAAAGCAAGCCAAACAGCGCAAAAAGAAGGGGGCCGTAGCCCCCTAGATCACTCTGCGTCGTCTTCAGACTCTTCGTCTTCGTACTCGGCTTCTTCCCAATAGTCGCCTTCTTCGTTATACCAAAACCACTCATCAAAACCCTCGTCATACCACCAAGCAAAGCCTTCTTCGTCAAACTCCAACTCGTCGATATCGATACCACCGATTTCTTTTAGTTCGTCAGAGTCATCCAACTCAACGCCCAATGCTTCGTTAAAACGATTCATAATTTCGGCAAGCTTATTTAAACTCTCAGATTTAAAAGTAATCGTTGTGTCCCCAATAGTGGACTGAATGCTAAAAGTAAACATGTAATTCTCCAAAAAATTAACGCAGTCGGGGATGCTGCAGTAGCATCTTACTTAAAATTTATGACAAATCAAGCATAAAAAAGGGCCCCGAAGGGCCCTAGTATTAGTACTATAGTACCAATTAGAATGAACCTGAAGAACCCCAGATTCCGAGAGGATCAGACCATCCAAAAGAATAACGCTCGCGTGATTTATAACGCACGTTACCAGTGTCGAAGTCCCCGTCCATTGACTGAGCCAAGGGAGTACGGATGAAATGTTTCATACCGTTTGGCACATCAGTGGTCAAGAACCAAGCATTGGGATCGGTCAAGAAGTGGTTAACTGTGTAACCTTCAGGAATCGCGCCCATTTGCTTGATAGCGTTGATGTCATTGTTGTTTGTGGCTACGCGGAGTTCGGTATCCAACAAACGTTTTGCAACGAACATCAATGAGGGAGGAATCACCAATTTCTTGGGTTTGGCAGCGATCAAAAGACCACGCTCATCTGTCCAAGCGGCGATCTGAATAACGGCGGCTTCCAAAGAAGTCTCGTTCAAATCAACTTG